TTCGCCCGGGGTAGTTTGTTTCTTCGGGTTAAACTCCCAGCACACCTTTATAGATAACGGTGAAACTGCCGTGTAACGTGACTGGCATCCGGTTTGAACGGTTGGCTCCGTTTCATCGCCTTCAGGCGGACGCACAGGGTGTAAGCCCCACGGCGGGCGGTGGACTCTAACCACCGGGGTCTCAATGGGACAACCACATGCGCGAATTGACCCCCACATTAGTGGTGGTGGTCAGCTAAAAGGGTTCAGGGCGCCACTCCCTGCTCAGGTTACCAGCCTGTGTTACCCATTCGGCACTCCTCATTCACAGTCACACCCAACCATTTGCACAAGCAGCGGATGGTGGGACAGAGTGCCCAACTTGACTTCACGAAGATGCGAGCATAGCTCAGCAACGTCCGCACTAGAGAGGGCATAGTGCGCATCGTAATAAGTCTCATAGTCCACGGCGCAGGGTGTGTGCTTCTGTTTAATTTGCGCCTTGAACTCATTCTCGCGCTCCCGGATGACTCTACCCTCGCCAGTACATCGCTGCAAACCGATGGCGAGGGATCCGAGGAGCGGATCAATTTGGCCGTAAGTGGCTAGGGCACAGGTAATGCCTCGTAGCCACGCAAGCTGGTTGACAAACGACCTGTCGACATGGTCAGAACAGATCTTAGCAAGAATCTTACCAGTGCGGGGCATAAGAACGTAAGAGTCGCCAACAGGGAAAAACCTCCCCGAGCAAAACCCCACTTGCAAGGGATCATTGCCGATTATGGCCTCTACTTCCATTCCAAACCCAGCATAGGCAGAGATGATGCCAGCCAAGCCGCCACGGGCTTCCAGCTCACGATCAGTGGTTATGGTGACACTGTCGTCGCCGCATATGATAGATATCCATTTCCGTCCCCTTCCGTGGATGTAATACTTCATTGCAGCATTGACGGCCGTGTCACCAACGCTAGTATCCGGCCATCCTGATTGCATTGTGTATGGCACCGAGTACTTCGTGCCAAGGTTGCTCCTGCCTGCGGACGTCTTGCGGCGGAGTAACTTAGCAACCCTTTTGGGCAGCTTGGCACGGTACAAACGGGCAAGAAAGCCGAAGGGCCCTGCCAACAAGTGCAGGTCGAATCGGCTCTGGTCATCCTCTAAAAAGACAACGCTCTCGCCCAGGTCACACATATTCTCAATGCACCCGATTGCGCGGGCAAAGGCCCGTCCAATCGTCTCACTGCTGAGGCCACAAGTGTAGACGATTTGCCTCCCGGTGCTAACCTCACCGGGTGAGTAGAGCTTAGGCCTCAGGCCTTCACGCAGCTTCTTGGCGAACGGGCGTAATGTGGGGCCCGCTGCTGCGCTCAACTCGATCGGGCAGCCTTGTATGAAACGCGGGTCTTTGAAGGTAGGATCCGCGATATCCTTAACGGCTGTTTCACGCTTAATAAACGACGATGCTCGGAGGGGGGGCATTGGCTCGCCCGCCTCCTTCACCTTCAACAGCGCATCCCGACGTGCGGGGGGGAAGGTTGACGCCCACGCCTTAAATGGCATAGGCTTGTTAACAGGCTCTACGAACTCCTCGAAGATTGGTAGCACAGCAGCAGTAGCTTCCAGCCACTTGCCAACTATGGCTCCCATAACCTCAGGTGAAGAATGAGCTGGCAATTTCTTGCCAACCCTTCCGTCCATTGAGAACTTCTCGTTACACGAACATGGTCGGTACACAGTGGGCGCGTAGCCTGCGACACCCCAGAGGGTTCGGACACCGAACCCTGGCTGACACACAGGGTCGGTCGGCACGCGCACATATTTCTCTTGTGTGGGCAATTTCTTAATTGGGTAGTCACCGCAGCATACGTCGCTTGACACGGTTGGTTGCTCGCTCAAGCAGCCTTTGGGCCGCACAGCAGCAAGCATCCACTCAGGATCCAACCGAGCCATAGTGACATTCCACAGGACATGCCCTATTACCCCAAAACGAAATTTCATCTTTGCAAGAAGCGCGTGTGCACATACGCGCATGACAAATGTTAGGACAGCTAGCCCAACACGGCCCTTGTCCTTCCACATGCCTCTTGACTCGAACGCGGCCAACACAATGGCCGGTCCGTGAAATGCAAAGAGCTTTAACATCATTGACACCGACGAGGCGGCCCAGCTGGGGAAATGCCCTAGCACGCTAAGCGAAGCGCGCATGAGTATTTCAGTAGTAGCCACCTCAGCGACTCGCTTGAGTGACTCCTCTAAAACTGGCCCAGCTATGGCAGCATAGGCAGCGGCGGCAAGGTCCAGGACAGGCCGCACCCGCTCAAAGTTCGGGTTGGCACTGGTCACTGAATAGGGCTCGACTGCTAGCTTATGCTTAAGCGCTCCCAACCGCGTTAGGCATGCGCCTTCGCGATTGACGTCAGCGATCGTCTTACGGCCTCGCCACCAGTTGCCAAGCGCTCCCAAGAACCCAACGGCTCTATCAGAAGCACAGCAACTATCAGCGATGCGTTCAACATGAGACACGGCAACAGCCTGTGCCTCCAAGTACACATTAGTGACGATGCGCGCGGGGTCTTCAACGACAACATGAAGCTTATCCTTCCGCGCAATGGACGCCAATGCCCGTAGCACGACCGATCGGTCAGCCTGGCAGGCAGGGTCCTTAGTCAGCAGCATCGTCGCCGCCCTGGAAAACATATCCCCGGTGATATCGGCGAGTATCTCCTCCTTGGTCTTGGGGGCCTTCCTCTCCGCTGGCTGGTCGGTTAACTCAGCTGGGGCGTCCTTCTTCTCCAGAGCGGTATCCTGCAAGGGTGGTCTGACGTCTTGTGGATCTTTAACGTCATCCGGGGGTAGGTTGTGCAACGCCACGTCTAATGGTGGTCCCCTGCCCATCTCCTCATCAGCGATCTGGGAAGCCGCGGCCGTTGACTTACCCTCAACGGCACGGGCTAGGGCGGACCTATCCTTCTTACGTGATTTGCGGTCTGCTACCACACACTCCCTGCTCCAGTGCCCAACCAACCCACACGCCGTACATACGCGTGTGGGGCAGGCAGCAGCCAAATGTCCTGGCTGCCGGCAGCTGGCGCATTTCCCCCTAGCAGGGTCGGGCTTCCTACGAGGAGGCCCTTCACCCGGATACCCCAGAGTATCGTCGAACTTAGCAAGCTTCCGTTTCTTCTTGCGGCACTTGCGCTGTCCACGCTCCCTGCGGGCGGCGTCACGCGGGTGTTTTGACACAACACGCACTTGCTTGGTGCTGTGTATCCCCAATTCACTGTCAGCCTGCTTCGTGTCCATCAGCTGCCAGCCACGCATAGGAGTCAGCAGCTTAGCTGCCGACCGGTTCATATTTGGGGGGGGGGAGTCGTCGTCGGTGGACTCAAGATGCTCGGAGTCCACAATGCGCAGTCTAACCATTAAATCACCGATGGTTTCAACATCCCCTATGGGTCGCCCGCCCGATTTGTTGGCGTACCCAAACTCGGTGAGACCGTGGACCACACCACGGTTATCACCACGCGCTCTTCTTAGCCTGGCGAGGCGCGATTTCACGTCTTGCTCTGGTTGACGCATAACCAGTTTTGCATCTTGGTGGGGTTGATGCACAGCCCCTTGGCCCTCGTATACAGCAACCGAGGCGTCGGTGCCGGGGGGGTGCGGGCACACCTCCCTATTCCGCCGGTTGGCTAGACCGGAAGCGTGAGCCGAAAAATCGGGTATTGTGTTGTTTTGCATATAGGGCTAAGTGTCCCAATGTAGTACCTCTAAACGCAGATCAAGCTCAATATGGACCATCACTTGCCCAATGTGTCCATTGGGCGAAGAGTACGTCCGTAGCAGGCAGCGTAATAGGCCCCGGGCTCACTAGACTTAACTGCGCACGCTAAGTAATAGTGCCATAGGAACCCACAGCCCATTGTGGGTGGCATATTCTAAGGCTTGCCAAGCCTAAACGTTGGGTGCCTTGGACAATCACACCTTAAACCAGCCTGATCCACCCTTTGATTCGGATGGGCCTGGCTGGCTCGAAGACGGCATGATGCCAAGGGCCTTGAGCGCGACCACAATACGGTTGCACTCATCCCGCTCAAAGCCGAGGCGTTGTTCCTCGGTTTCATCATGTATGATCGTGTCAGCTTTCTTGTCATCTTTAAACACTGTGCCGCGTCCCACCCCTAAGTAGGGCGCCAAAGCGGCAATCAGGTTAGATGATATCTGTATCACCACCATGTCAAAGTCCGCAGTGCCGACCACAGTCGGCCCAGCGGCAACGGCAACACCCTGGCCAGGCAGGGTGCAGTTAACGACAATAACGTTGATGTACGTTTGGGTTCCCGAACCCGCATTAGCAGACGAGTATGGGCCCCCAAACGACCCATACCCGAAGAAGTCGTAAGTTGCGGGTGTCGTTCCGCTAGTACCACCCCATGGGATTAACGGCGCACCAGCAGTGTAACTAGTGCCGGCGCGTGCCGTGTAAACCACCAAGTAGGTGCCTATGGAATCCCAGTAAGCTGAGTTTCCTTGCACAGTAATGTTGATCGTATTGTAAGTTGCCTTCATCACACTTGAGGGGTTAGCTCCAAAGCAGTTACCAGTGGAGGGTGCCGTGCTGGGCGTCGTGGTCGAGTTACCTCGAATGTGCGCCTGCAGTGCGCCCTCACCAAGTGGATCGGGCAACAGAGGCTTGGACAACTCCACGTCATATGTAACCCATAACTCGCCAACAACGGAAGCTGCCTGCGCCCCTTGTGTCGCCACCGTAAAGTTACAGTGGTCGTATAGGGCCCTCGAGGCCGTCGTAGGAATGTTAGTGCCGAAGCGCACATATTTCAAACGTGCAACCTCACTCGAGGCAGCACATTCGATCGGCATCACAAAGCTCTGGCTAGGGGCCGCACTGCTTACATACATTGATGACTCAATGGCACGCTTGTTCGAGAACACCGGCTCATCAGGGTTATAATTTGCCCCGATAATCACTACGCCTAGCGCAGTATTGGTGCTCGCGACTGCAGTAGCAGACGTGCTCTTGAATTCAACCAGCATGCCCTTGAGCTCGTACTGCTGGTAGTTGACAGCGACATTGCGCAACCAAGGGAACGTAGTGGGGTCGCCCGGGTTCACTCGGTACATCGTTGCATTATAAGCAACACTTGACACGACGTCTCCCAGGTACTCAGCGTGCCGTATACGGGCAGGAGCCGAGCCATCGCCAAAGACTGGCGCGGGTCCGGCAAGCGAATTGGACTTTATTTCATAAGCCCCGGATCCAAAAACGTGGTCAACGAGCGATCCGGCCGCACTCCCCAGAATGCCGCCTATGGGGCCCCCAAGGGCAGTGCCAGCGACAGCCCCGAGATTGCGAGCGAAACCCTTTGTCTTATATCGCCCGTGTCCCGAGATGCGTACGACCGGTTTGCCCTTCTTCTTAGAATGTTTCTTCGCATGTCTGCGATTCTTAGTACTATTCTTAGGTCAGGATATAGATACTGGCCAGTGGTCCTGTAACCACTGGCTCAGGCCCAGGTGGGTGGGAGCAAAATATTGCGTATCACTCAGGGTATACCAGGGTCCGTGCCGACCAGTGCTCCAACCTGTTCGACATATGCCCATCGAGTAACCTCCTGTACGCTCAACCACGCTTGCGACCTGTAGCTCCTAATGCCTTTCTGGCCAGGGGCCGTCATAGTAACGACGCATTGCCCCTGACTGCGGTCATATCTTACCGCTGGAAGGCGTATAGAACGTCAGGTTAAGGCATTAATGCAAGCGCACCTCTCGGGCAGCTGTTTATAGCAGCATCGAGGCTGAGGGCATGGTTGGGTGAAATTAACGACTAGGTGTGGTAAGGACCCGCAGCAATGCACTTACGCGACATACTCAGGCGAGTTACCGCCGTCACATGCCCCGCGCCCAACGAATTGGCCACGGAATTGAAACCCAAAAGGCAAACCAGCTATTCCCAGTTTTTAAAACTAGCGGCCTTTGACAGCCGCCTCAAAACCACCCAG